AACATTCGAGCATATCCAAATCGTTTATGTTGAGTACACAATAATGAGGAGTATCTTTGAATTGTACGGGCATAATTAATATGTAATCATTTAATTTTTCTTTTATATCTTCAATTGTTGTAAGGCTATATACTGTTACAGTAATATTGGGAAAATATTTATCTGCAATTACATTTAACATATTAACATCAAAAAACTCACCAATTTTTAATACAATCTTGTATTGTATTATAATAATCTTCTAAATTAATATCGCTATTTGTAACTATGCTATTAGCGATTTCTAAGCAGTATATACCGCAGGTATACCCTATTTGATTAGTAGGACTGTATTTATTTTTCATAATAATTTTAATCTCCATATTAAGCTTTTAATATAATAAATAAAATGTTATACTATTATAGTGTTCATTCCTGTCCCTCAGGAATTACTACTCTAAGAACTGTTAGCCTACCCAGCTAATGGTTCTTTTTTATTGTATAAATATCTGAGGAGGTAAAATGCGCATAACGACTTGGCAGGCAAGAAATAAAAAAAATATTACTTTAGTGAAATTGGCAGCTTTAACTGGAATAAGCAAAAGCACATTGAATAACATCGAAAATGAAAAAGTGTCTCCAACAATAGCACAGTTAGAGTTAATAGCAATTGCATTAGAGACAAAAATAACCAACCTTTTTGATAGCCCTTACAAATAAATTTCCATAATTATGGAAATATTTCTTAATTATAATGCAACCTTGAAAAACATATGTATAATATGCACAAGGGGGTATTAATTAAATGAACTATCAGAAAAAAATTATCAAGCTGATAAGAGAAGTAAAAAACGAAAGATATTTAAGTTACATATATACTCTTATCACGGAGTTTCTAAAAGAAACACCTTAATCATCAAGCTGGACAGGTCAAAAGCCTTTCCGGCTTTTTTAATAGTTATGTAAATCTTCTAAAGTCACTTTACCATCAGCTATAAGTGTACCTAAAACAATGCCTTTTATGTAATTAAGCTGTTCGACATCTAACATAGACAGCAGCTTAAGAAAAGTACTATCTATACACATATCAGAATTGCTGTTATCCTTTGGAAGAAACATATCGCCTTCGCCAGTTCTTAGCCATTTTTCGCTGACATTAAATTCTCTACATATAAGAGAGACTACGGCAGCCGATGGAGTATTAACGTCTGTTTCGTATTTGGCAACAGTATTTCTTTTACTGCCTATTCTGTCAGCAAATTCCTGCTGTGTCAGGTCTAAAGCCTTACGCAACTTCTTTAACCGCTCGTTCACGTTATTATCACCGCCTTTCTTATCAAGTTGATGATTACAACATACATCACACAAATGTTATCCCTCCTCGCTATCTTCATCAATTCCACAAAGCTCCCGTGCTTTCTTCTCAAGGAATTCCCATTCTTCAACACTGAGATTAGATAGCATTGTAACAAATCTATTCTTGAAGCTGTCACTTTCCTCATCAAGCAACTGTTTGGTGAGTCTTGCAATATCTGTATTTCTGTCAGCAGGTCGGAACATATCACCTTCACCGTTTCTAAGCCATTTTTCACTGACATTAAATTCTCTACATATAAGAGAGACTATAGAATCGGTTGGCTCGTTTCTTGCGATTTCATAATTAGCAATAGTACCTCGTTTTACGCCAATTCTGTCAGCAAATTCTTGTTGGGTTAAATCTAAAGTTCGTCGTAGTTTCTTAATTCGCTCGTTCACGTTATTATCACCGCCTTTCTTATAAAATTGTGATTACAACATACAACAAGAATTTAAAAAAGTCAATAAAAAAAGCAACAAAAACACAAAAAGCAACAAAAACACAAAAATATATTGACAAAAGTAACAAACACACATATAATGGCAACAGAAACACAAAACAAGTTGTTAAAAAGCAACAAAGAAAGGAGTGAGAAGGTGGCAAAGTTAGAAATCACGGTTGAGGTGGCAGACAACAATATTCTTGGCTTAATGGCAAAGGTTAATGAAAAGAGGAAAGAGTTAAATATAGCGATAGCGGAATTAGAGAACTGCTTTACCGCTAAGTACGGAAGTACATACAGTAATGTGGCAGCAGTTAAGGAAGTGACAGAGGAAACAAAATAAAGCCCAAGTGCAAAGCACAAGGGCTTGATAGAATTGGAAATTACTGGATTCTATCTTCTGGGTTGCAATATTCGTTGTAGGTATCTTTGATAGCGGACTTGATATGGTTAGCGAGCATTAAAGAACTGTCATCGAGGACACCTGCACAATGAACATCTACTTCATTTACGATATTGCTATAAAGAGTTTTTAGAAGTTGCAAAGAATTCTCCATATTATAAATATCCTTTCTAATTTACTTGGCTACGGCAATAGCCTGTAAGGAAAGTATAGGAGATAAAACGAGATTAAACAAGAGAGGTACAGAGATGGCGAAGAGAAAAAGAAAAGCCGCCGACAGATTACGGCGACTTGTAAACACGAATTTTAATGATGACACAATAAAACTGAAGCTGAGTTATAAGCGGAAGACAGAAGCAAGTAATAGGACAATCTAAAAAATAATAATTATGTAAAAAGAACTGAGGTGAGAACAATGATGAGGAAAACAGAAGACCGATATGTGTTGAAATCAGAGACAGTATATCCCAATGGAAGTGTTGTGAGAGTTATGTCACCGATCCTTACAGATGAGGAAAGGGAAAGAAGATTGAACAATCTTAAAAGAGCTGCTGGCGTATACGCACAGCATATGTTTGAAGGAAGGGCAAAGAATGAAAACAACAACAATTAATGCTATTGAAACAATCTTAAAAGCCAGAGCAGAAGAAAGCACTACATCTTATAAGATTACAAGAGATAGATTAATGAAGAAATATGATACCTGCTGGCTTAACGAAATTATGAGCGAAGATGAAAAAAATCTGCTTCATAAAAAGAAAAAGCAGATGAGCGAAGATGTAGAAATCTATGAAGATTACGAAAGACACCAGTGGTAAAGAAGGGAGTGTAACAGTTATGGAAGAGAGAGAAAAGAAGATATTAGAAAATTTCGCAGTCTTAATTCCTAAGTTAAGTGAAGCGGATAAAAGCTATCTGCTTGGCCTTGGTGAGGGAATGATGATAAAAATAGAAATGCCAAAAAAAGAGATGATGAAAACGACAGCGTAAAAAGAAAGGGATAAAAGAAATCTGAAAGATGAAGACCAGCAATAAAAAAGAAATGGAAAAGAAGGTGTACATCTGCGCCAAGTGCGGTAAGCCCATAGAGCCGTTAAGGTTCAGTATGGAAGATTACACATATAAAAGAAAAGATAAAGGCAGCAGACTGATATATTATTGCAGCTACAGCTGTATGCGTGCCGCACTGCGCGAAGATGAAGCAAAGAAACAGGCTAAGAGGGCACTGAGACGAAAGACGTCTGCGATAGTGTAACGGGAAGAAAGATAAGAGATAAGAAAGGAATGATAAGAATGTACATAGTAAGAACAGACAAGAAAACAGGAAAGAAAGAATGTTATTTTACTCCGGGGATAAGAAAAAGAAAAAGCAAGCTGTCCAAGATTAAACAGCTTGCAGATAAATTAACAAGTGCGCCATTGGCACACTACAGGGGTAATGTTAAATAACATAACCCTTGAAAGAACGAATTAATTTTATCATAAAGAGTTGTAAAAAAACAAGATTAACGGCGCAAATAATATCACACAAAAAATTAGTAACATTAGTGGTCATTACTTTTTAATTTAGCCATTTGGCACATATATGACTAAATTAAAAATAATATGACATAGTTAAAAATGAAAGATAAAAATATGAATAAAATAGTACAGGATATTTCAAAAGAAATACAGAGTATGTCTGGAACATACACGCCTTACATAATATTCACTGATTGGTGCAAAATGCTGGCGTTATCTATATCAAATGCCTGTGAATTAACACACGGAGAATTGTGGAAATTAAGAGAGACTGATTATTGTAATACAGTGAAACGATATAGCGATGAGCAGTTGTTAAAGTTTGTTGATCTGGGGAAAATGCTTATTGATTTATATGAGCAGGAAGGTCCATATGATGCACTTGGTGATATATATATGACGGCAAAATGTGGAAATAAATCAACAGGACAGTTTTTTACACCATTTAATATAAGCTTGCTTACTGCACAGCTCCAGAGCTATCCAACAGAAGGAAAAATTGAGTTAAATGAGCCATCCTGTGGAGCGGGTGGAATGATATTAGCCACAGCCAAAGTTATTAATGAGCGTGGTGGAAATGCCCAGAGACAATTAAAGGTAACAGCAAATGATTTAGACTGGAATTCTATATATATGGCTTATGTACAGCTCAGCTTGAATGGAATAGATGCGGTATGTATACAGGGAGATACTCTTGCAAATGAAGCATTCTCGGAGAGAAGGGCATTGAGAACACCTAAGAACAAAGGGGTATTGTTATGAGTGAAAGAGATGATCTAATGACTAAATTAAAGCAGATACTTATTGAATATGGTATACCGCCAGATGACTTAAATGCAAAGTTATATCTTGCAATAGATCCGTATGAAATACAGTTAAGAAGTACAGAATTAGTTGTTGCAGATGAAGAGACAACAGAAAAGTATATTAAGCTTTTTCTGGTTAATAAGAGAGTTTCGGGCAGGACAGAGAATACAATAAGGTTTTATGGGCTGAGTTTAAAGATGTTTTTTGCTGAGTGTCCGAAGCTGCCAACGGAAGTAACATCTGATGATATTAAAAGATTTTTTGCATTAAAAGAGATTCGCGATGGCAATAGCAGGGTTTATATCAAAAATCTTTCAAGAGTATTGTCATCATTTTATCAATGGATGCAGAGGGAAGAGTATATAACGCGAAATCCCTTTAATAAAATTGATGAAATTAAACTGCCTAAAGTGAAAAAATCAGCGTTCACAGAAATGCAGATTGAACTATTAAGGGCAAATATAAATGTCAGTGATTTAAGATTGGCGTTGATGTTTGAGATTATGTTATCAACCTGGTGCAGGGTATCAGAGCTAGCAGGAATAAAAATATCTGATTTTTCGGAAGACAGGGAGTCAGTTCTTATACACGGCAAAGGACAAAAGGACAGGATATGTTATATGAATGCAAAAGCTAAAATTGTACTTGTACAATATATGGAATACAGAGATGATAACAATCCTTATCTTTTCCCATCGTGCAAATATACGGCTACAGAAAAACAAGCTTTTTCTTCTGGTACAAAAGGGCTGAAAAAGGAAGAACTATGTAACTGGTGGCATTATAAGGAATATATAGGAAATGGACACATTGATAAGAGTTCGATTGAAAGCAAAATTCGAAGGCTGGGAAAAAAGGCAGGGGTTGATAATACGCATCCCCACCGCTTCAGGCGAACAGGTGCAACATTCGCACTAAGAAGAGGTATGCCTATAGAGCAGGTATCTAAGCTGTTGGGACACGAAAGTATTGAAACAACGCAGATTTATCTTGATATATCAGACAGAGAGCTTGAACAAAGCCACAAGAAATATGTATAGCACATAAGAGGTGAAAAATGGAAGGTTTTGGAACATTTGCCGCCACAGCTAAGCCCTACATAATTAAGAATGGCGAAAAAATACTAAAAGTTGTAGAACCTTACTACTGCCACGAAAAGGAAGTAATAAGAGCATATTGTCCACACTGTGGAACAGAAGTTAACCGCCTGTGGGAAATGGACTATTGCGGAGACTGTGGCGGTCGGATTAGCTGGCACGATCTGCGCGTAGAAGGTTACGGAGACATAGACTAATTATAGAAAAGGAGAACAGGACAATGGAAGTACAGGAAATGTTAAAGAAATTAATAGAGGTAGCATCGCAAAAGGACGTTTTAGAAAAGTATTTATATATATCTTTAAGACATAAAGACCGCTGCGATGACGAGATAACAAGACCAAACAAATATCTTGAAGATATTAATGATGTTATGTCTTTGAAATTAAATACATCAGATGGCTACATTGGCAGATTAAGCGTGAAAGAGAAATTTCTGCAAAGGGCAGGACTGAGCGTGGAAGCTGCTTGGGAGATAGCAAGAGCTAACACAATTAATCAAGAGGATATAAATCCGTATGCTAATGAACTGTTAGAAGCAGCTGAAGCTGTTGAAAATGATTTGCAAAGCATAAAAGAAATAAAAAAGATTGTTAAAGAAGTATGCAGCAATACGATGATCATAACAAGCACGAATAAATATGATGGTGCTGGTGCTATATATGCAACGGAGAAATTAAGACGCTTTGCAAATGGAAGCCAATTATTAATAATACCAAGCAGCATACACGAGCTTATAGCTATGAGATATAAAGACAATATGTATATACCTGAGCTTAATGAATTAATAAGGACTATCAATAAGACTGACATTGGTAAAAATGAGGTCCTGGGCGATAGAGCCTATGTTATCAGTTTATAAGAGGTGTAAAAATGCAAGAAATAAACAAAGTAAATATTACAGGGATAATAATAGGTGCCGGGCACGTAGAGGAAGTTGCTGGAATTCTATATAGCAGTCATATTCTGACAATACTGCTTGAGCGCGATAATGAAAAAATAGACGAGCTAATAGCTGTGATCAGCGACGACGTAGATGATTATGTAGATGAAAATGGAGTGAATATTCCTGTACATATACAGGGAGAGATGCAGACAACCAGGGACTGGCGCAACGGAAAAGTCTATAAATATATCCTTGTGGATAAGTTGGAAATTGTGAGCTTAGAAGATTTTCATTATGCTAATCGCATAAAGCTAAAAGGAACGATAGAGCATATAGCCCACAGAAGACTTGCAGGCGCAAGGATAACAGATTTTAAAATAGCTGTAAATAACAGGCTTACAGGAAAGGTCTGCTATATTCCCTGCGTGAGCTGGGGCGAGAATGCCGACCTTGTAAAAAAATGGAAGAACGGAGATACCGTATATCTTCGCGGCAAAATTAGAAGCAGGGACTACATAAAAGCTACTGAAGAAGGCGACATAGAAGAGAAACGCACTTATGAAATAAGCGTTAATACCATTAAAAGAATTAATACACAATAAATATAAAAATGATGTGCAGGTAAAAAAATAACAGATGGCACTGCAATGCCATCTGTTGTATGTGATGTGCTATATAAAGATGAAATATTCATCAGATACATCTTACAACATACAGCCTTATTAATCAAGTGAAATGCTGGGTTAAGCCCACATTTAAACACTTGATAAAAGTATTAACTTACCGACACATTATACATTTATATACACAAAAAAGATGATGGGGCGGGTAAGCGTATGCCATACGTTAAAAGAACAACCAAAGCTGGAAAAACAATAGAAATAGAATATTATTATACTTCCCGGTATAACAAAAAAGGAATGAAGAAAAGCGACAAGGTAAAGGCAACAGAGGAAGCACAGAAAAAAGTAAATGAAAAGCAGGCAGAAAGAAAACTTCGTCTAATAATGAACAATAATTTTGGTTATGGCGACTTTCATCTGGTCTTAGATTATATAAGACATAGGGGTGAAGAGGACAGGACACCGGAACAGATGAAGAAGGACATACAGGTGTTCCTGCGTGAGTGCCGTAAGGAATATAGAAAGCTTGGATTGGAGTTTAAATATATTCACGTTATGGAAATAGGAAAGAAGGGAGCAAGACACCATCATCTGGTTGTTAATCATATCGACACTGAGGTGTTGCAAAGGTGCTGGTATAAAGCATATGAGGGACACAACAGGGTTAAAGTGTTTCCACTGGACGATGGTGGACAGTATGGCAGGCTTGCAAGCTATTTTATTAAATACACAAGTGAACACCTGAAAGATGATAAGGGCAGAAGGTTACAGGGTAAGCGTTGGAATGCAAGCAAGAACCTGGTTAGGCCCGAGCCTGTATATGAGATAGTAACAGATAGAAACTGGTTTCGGTGTGAAGCTAAAGCACCAAAAGGGTATTATGTTGAAAAGGACAGCATAGAAAAGGGAATAGTAAGCCCTGAGTATTACGGCTATGGATATTACAGATACAGGCTTGTACAGCTGGACGATATGCAGGAGAAGAGAAGCAGAAAGCGGGGTGAAAATAATAAATGCGTAATGTAAGAATAGACAACGAAGCAGGAGCTCAGGAAACATTGTTCCAGTGGGCAGGCTATCAGACTGGCAAGTATCCGGAATTAAAGTTATTACACCATATACCCAATGGTGGCAAAAGGGACAAGCTTACAGCGACTAACCTCAAAAGACAGGGAGTAAAAGCAGGAGTGCCAGACATCTGTCTTCCAGTGGCAAGAGGTGGGTACTTCGGTTTGTACATAGAACTTAAGGTTGGAAGCAACAAGCCAACTAAGCTGCAGAATGAATGGCTGTGTAACTTGAATAAACAGGGGTATCTTGCTGTAGTGTGCTATGGCTGGAGAGAAGCGGCAGAAATGATTGAAACATACTTAAAACTTGCGACAATTAAGCGGACAGATAATAAACTGGATACGGCAACAACAGAAATATTAAAACCGCTGGCATAACTAAAGCACAATATCACATTGGTAGTATGTTTATGTAAAGAATAAAAACAAAAGCGAGGTAGAAGAATGAAAGTAATAAATGTTATTAATCTAAAAGGTGGAGTAGGTAAGACGTATACAAGCTATAACATAGCTTACGAGCTTGCAAAGAGAGGAAATAAGGTTCTTGTACTGGATAACGATAAACAGGGCAATATAAGCAAGATGTGCACCTCTTACAATTCAGACGGAATATGTGCCGTAGCCAAGGCACTCACAGGACAGTATAACAGTCCTGTGGAGCTTATAACACACAGCGGTTACAACATAGATATAATAAGCTCCAATATGTCACTTATGGCAGCAGTATGGGAGATAGCAACAAGCGAAGGAGACCAGATAAGCGCATACAAAGAGCTAATTAACGCCAACATTGATAATGAGCCGCTTAAAGACAGATACGATTATATGATAATCGACAATCCACCGGATATTGCATTTAATGTCATATCTGCCTTAAAGATAACAGATGAAGTAATTGTACCGGTAAAAATTGATGAATGGGCACTTGAAGGTCTTGAGATTATAAGCGAGCAGGTAAAAGAAGCCAAGAAGATAAATCCGGAAATAAAATTACTTGGTGCGCTTGTTACTATGTACAGAAATGACAATAGTAATGTTGTCGGGCTTGAATGGCTTGAGAAGCGCAGCAATATAAAAGTGCTTGGAAAGATAAGATATACAGCTAAAGCGACAGAAAGCACGTTCTTCAATAAGCCGGCATATGAATATAGTCCACTATGTGCAGCGGCACAGGACTATAAAAGATTTGTAAATGATTACTTGGAGGGGGCGTTATAATGGCTAAATTCAGTATGATGGATATATTAAACGCACAGAGCAGGAATAGTGCAGACAACAAAGTAGATAACTATACAGAAATATATCTAAACCCAAAAGAAGTAAAACCAAGCGAGTCTAATTTTTACAGCCAGAATGACATAGAAGAGCTTGCGGACAGCTTCTTGACAGTAGGACAGCAACAGCCGACAGTATTAGCCAGGATAAATGGAGAGTACCGCATAATAAGCGGACACAGACGTAATCTTGCTAACTGTATGTTAATAGATAAAGGTTATGAGGAATATAAAAGCGTGCGTTATCTGTATCGTGATATGACCGAAGCAACATTTGAACTTAGTCTTTTAGTGGGTAATGCCTTTAACAGGGAGCTTACGCCATACGAGAAGATGGAACAGGCGGCAAGACTTAAAAAGGCGCTGGTTAGAGCGAAAGAAGAGGACGGCTTACAGCTTCAGGGAAGATTAAGGGATATTATTGCAGACACGCTTAATGAAAGTACCACTAATATTGCCAGAATGGAGCAGATTAATAATAACCTTACTGATAAGGCAAAAGAACAGTTTAAAAATGGGAATATGGGCATAACTGCTGCATATGAAACAAGTAAGCTTGAGGAATGCGAGCAGGAAGAGATTGCGGACAGATACGCAGGCGGTGAAGATGTAAGAGCCAAAGAGATTGCGGACAAGGTTATTGAGAAAAAGGCAGCAGATAAAGCGGATAAGATAGATAATATGGCAGCAGATGAATATAGAACACCACGCCCGGAAAGCATAACAAGCTTGTGCTATAGCTGTAAGAATTATATGACCTGTAATGTTAAGACGTCTACTTGTAGAAAGTGCGATGAGTATATTGATAAGGCAGAAGCAGAAAAGACAGATGAGCAGCGTTACAATGAGGAACAGACGGCAATTGACAGACAGACTAAAAATATATTGCAGGAAAGAAAGAGACAGGAAGCATTAGACAAGGTGTTACAGCCAAAAGAAAAGAAAATACACGACCTTAAATTAGCCACAATACATTATAACGATGTGGCAGCAGGCAGAAAGACATTTGAACTGCAAAAAAATGACCGCAATTATAAAGTTGGTGACAGGCTATGTCTTAATGAGTACACAGATGGCGTATGTACAGGCAGATACATAGAAGCGGATATTGTATATGTGCTTAAAGATTACAGCGGCTTGGAAGATGGATATTGTATCTTAGGCATTAAAGTTGTAAATGTGTCCGATTCGGACACACAGATAAAAGGTCAGATGAGTTTACAAGATATTTAAGAAAATACTTGACATATGGTACACCCTATGATAATATATATGTGTAAGGAGGTGATACCAATGAAAGACAAAATTAAAAAGTCCGATAATGACTTTAAGACTTGGCTGGTCGGAGCATTAACGGACTTAGGAATAGGAATTATACTTCTTATTCTCGATAAGCTTCTAAGTTAGCTTAGAAGTAGGGACAGGGCGAAAGCTCTTTCCCTTTAATTAATATATCACAGAATATTATTTAAAGAAAGGGGTAAATATATGTTGTTTAAGTTAGGAGTATTTTTTATAGCTATAGGGATAGCAAAGTTGGTTGTATATTTTGTTGGGAAAGGAAGAAAAAATAAATGCCAGTAGGAAGTCCAAACAATCAGACAAAAGCATCTAAAAAATACCAGGATAAAGTAGGCTATGTATCAAAATCATATAAGCTTAAAAAGGATATTGTGAAGGAGTTTGCTGATAAGTGCGAAAATGATAATAAAAGTCAAGCTTCGGTCATTACGGAGCTTATGAAGTTATACATTTCTGATAAGATTGTGTTATAATAAAACAATAGTTAAGAACAAAAGTGAGAGCGTAAAGGAGAGATGAAGAAAAGCAGTAACAAACGAAAGCGTATAAAAAGAGTTAAAGGGAATGACTAAGAAAGAATTAGAAGATATTATGACTAAAGCAGTGGCAGCAGGTATCAAGAAATACAGAGAAGAGCGCAAAGAAGAGGTCAGAGCTAATAAGTTCCACGACACCTACATCTTGATGAAGAACTATAGAAGTGCTAAGTATCACGCTCAAAATGCTGTATCTGATAGTGAACAGCTTGCTAATACTGCGTTAGGACATAATGAGCATTTAGAGAGTGTAAGACACACGCGAGCACAGACAATGCTAATGCTTGCGCATATAGATACAGCATTGGCAGAGATGAAAAGAAGACGTACACAGCAAGGCAGGGAAATAGAATATAAAGCTTTTGAGATGTATTTCGTCGAGGGTATGGACTACGAGTATATAGCCGAACAGCTTAACACAGGGAAGAACACACCTCGTAGATGGGTAAGTTCTATTGTTGATGAGCTGGGGACATTGTTGTGGGGGTATGAGCTTGAAAGACTGGGCTGAAAGTTTTTACTTTGGAAAACAGTGGCGAAAGACAAGAGAAGACTATTTGAAGTCTAAGAACTGGACGTGTGAGCGGTGTGGAGAAGCCGCAACAATAGTCCATCATAAGAAATGGCTTACACGCAATAACATCAATGATGTTAATGTAACATTGAACTGGAAGAACTTAGAAGCGTTGTGTCAGGACTGCCACAACAAAGAACATCACAGACACGAAAGAGAGCAAAAAAGATATATTGTTGACGAATACGGCAATGTACACCGCCCCCATTAAAATGCTTTGGGGCAGTCTAAGGATAACCGAGTGTGAAGCCATATTTTACTCTGCAAGGGTCGCACACGCGTGGTGTAGGGGGTGTGGTGTAAGTGGTGAAAATGTGGTAAAAAGATGGTGTTGATGTAGTGAAAGAATAAAAGTATAATAATAGCGTGAAAGAGCAGGAAAGCAAGCTGGTAACAGCATTTGGCTTTTCTGCTCTTTTGCATATTCTGTGTTATAAAGCCCCTTAGCCCGGCGTTTTGGGTGTCGGGCTAAAATTATAAAAAAAGGGGTGTGAAATGGCACGAAAAAAGACTAAAGACAAGCTGATTGAAGACGAAAAAAGCCGTTTAAAAGACATTTTTAGGAACTTGGATGAGAATAAACGCGAGCTTGTAACACCCTTAATTGAAAAGGCTGCTTTTATGTCTATAGAACTGGACATTTTACAGGAAAATATTAAACAGAATGGTTGGACAAGCGAGTATAAAAATGGTGAAAATCAGTATGGAACAAAGAAAAGCCCAGAAGCAGAAACGTATGTTGCTTTAACTAAAAATTACGCTGCTATTGTAAGACAATTAACGGATTTAGTGCCGACAGCAGAAAAGAAAAAAAACCGATTGGCACTATTGAGGGAAGAATAATTGCACAGCATTAATTATATACAGAAATATTACAAAGCAATAACAACAGGCAAAGTTGTTGTTGGTGAGTGGATAAAGCTGATATATGCAATTCTGGTTAGGGGGCTTGAAAGTAAAAAATACATATACAATGCTAAAAAAGCAGATAAAGCAATAAAATTTATAGAAAATTTCTGTCATCATAGTAAAGGTAGAAATGATTTACTTAAGCTTGAACTGTGGCAGAAAGCAATTGTTAGTGCGATTTTTGGCATTGTAGATGGTAATGATGTAAGGATTTTCAGAGAAGTTTTTATTGTCGTAGGAAGAAAGAACGGCAAGAGCTTATTTGCAAGTGCGATAATTGCCTATATGGCATATTTAGAGCCAGAATATGGACAGGAAATATATTGCCTTGCTCCGAAGCTGGAGCAGACAGATGCAGTATATAATTGCTTCTACGAGATGGTTAAGAATGAAGATGAGCTTAAAGAGGTATCTAAGAAGCGTAGAAGCGATATTTACATTTCGGAGACGAATACTAAAATTAAGCCTATTGCATTTAATGCCAAAAAAAGTGATGGATTTAACCCGCAATTAGTTATCTGTGACGAGCTGGCAGCTTGGGTTGGTGATGCCGGTCTGAAACAGTACGAGGTTATGAAGTCCGCCTTAGGCGCAAGAAAACAGCCTATAATATTAAGCATTTCGACTGCTGGTTATGTAAATGATGGTATATATGATGAACTTATGAAACGTGCAACGGCATTTCTTAAGGGAAACAGTAAAGAACAGAGACTGTTACCATTTTTGTACATAATAGACGACGTTGAAAAGTGGGACGATATCGAAGAACTTAAAAAGGCTAATCCCAATATGGGTGTAAGCGTACAGCCAGAGTTCTTTATTGAAGAGATTGCGATTGCAAAGGGGAGCTTAAGCAAAAAAGCAGAATTTCTTACTAAATACTGCAATATTAAACAGAGCAGCTCTGTAGCTTGGCTTAATTATATTACAGTGGATAAAGCAATGGCGGATTATACGTTAGAGGACTTTAAGGGGTGTTATGGTGTCGGTGGCATAGATTTATCGCAGACAACAGACCTAACCGCCGCAACGGCTCTTATAGAGAAGAGTAATATACTGTATGCGTTTACACAGTTCTTTATGCCGGCTAATAAGCTGGAAGAACAGCAGGCAGTTGATGGCATACCTTATGGGATATATGCACAAAAAGGCATATTAACGCTCTCAGGTGAAAATTACGTTGATTATAAAGATGTCTTTAATTGGTATGTCGAATTAATTAGAAAATACCAGATTAGAATGTTAAAAATCGGATATGACAGATATAGCGCACAGTATCTTGTGGACGACCTTAAAAAATTTGGTTTTCATACGGACGATGTCTATCAGGGCGAAAACCTTACACCTGTCATAAGGGAGTTTGAGGGCATAATTAAAGACGGAAACTTTAAGATTTGTAACAATAATCTGTTAAAAATACATTTTCTTGATGTTGCTATGAAACAAAATGCAGAGACACGAAGAATAAGACCAGTAAAGCTTGAATCTAAAGCACATATTGATGGTTTTGTATCGGTGATTGATGCGATGACCGTAAGACAAAAATACTGGAAAGAAGTTGGACTCTTATTGAAAAATGAAAAAGCGGGGTGATAACATAGGATTATTTGATTATGTATTCGGAAAAAAGAAGAAAGAAAAAGAACAGATTAATAGATATTTCAGCCTGTTAAGCGGTTACAGCCCTGTTTTTACAACATTTAGTGGGAGTGTGTACGAGATGGATTTAACCAGGACGGCAATTAATACATTCGCCACGCATTGCAGCAAGCTTAAACCGGAAATCGAAGGCGAAGCATTGAAACATCTCGAAAAAACGCTACAGTTTAAGCCTAATTTTTTTATGGATACAACTAAGTTTCTCGCAAGAGTAGCGACAATTTTAGAGTGTGAACACACAGTATTCATAATACCTATTGAAGACAGGTGGGGCGAGCTGTGTGGCTGGTATCCAATTCGACCGCAATACACTGAGCTTATAGAGCATAACGAAAAAGCGTATCTTCGTTATAATTTCGCCAATGGCGAAAAGGCTTGTATTGAGTATGAAAAGGTAGGAGTGCTGACAACTCATCAATACAAGAATGATATTGTTGGGGAGGACAATGATACATTACAGCCGACATTACAGCTTATACAGACTACTAACGAAGGCATTATTAATGCTGTTAAGAATTCGGCAAATATACGTTTCTTGGCGAAAGTGGGGAACATACTATCAGATGAGGATATTAAGGCAGCGAGGGATGATTTTGCTGAGAAAAATCTGACAAGTGATAACACAAGTGGATTGTTAGTGTACGACAACAAATTTGAAAATTTAAAGCAGATAGATAGTAAGCCGTACACGCCGAATGCGTTACAAATGCAGCAGATACAAGAGAATGTCTGCACACATTTTGGGACGAATATGGACATATTGCAGAACAAATTCAACGAGGAAACGTGGGGCGCATATTACGAAGGCAAGATTGAGCCTTTCGCTCTGCAATTATCGCTGGTTATGTCTAATATGTCTTTGTCATTAGAACAGTTGGCAGATAATGCAATAACATTCAGTGCTAATAGATTACAGTATGCAAGTAATGCAACAAAATTACAGGTAAGTACACAGCTATTTGACAGGGGGCTGATTAACAGAAATTCTGTGATGGATATATGGAATATGCCGCACGTTGAAGATGGGGATAAATATTATATCCGTAGAGAATATACAGAAGTTGACCAGTTAGAAAAAATGAGCTGATTAATGATAAGAACGAAAGTAAAGAGCAAGACACAAAAAATGATGATGTGGCAGCAGGAGAGGAGAATAACAACGGATAAAGAGTATAGAAGTATTGTAATGCCGCTGGTTCCGGTAACAGAGCAGAAACAGCTGGAAAGTGATTACTATGTAGAGGGTTATGCTACGACCTTCGACAGTCCGTATCTGCTATATGAGGATTTTGAGGGTACTAAATACTATGAAATAATAGACAGACACGCGCTAGATAATGCAGATATAAGCGATGTAATAATGCAGTACGACCACACAGGGCGCATATATGCGCGTAACAGCAATAATACACTCATTCTCAAGCCAGATGATAAAGGTTTGCTTATTGCGGCAGATTTAAGCCGTACAAGCCTATCAAAAGAGTTGTATGAGGATATAAGCGCAGGAATGATCAATAAAATGAGTTGGGCTTTTGTCGTGGAAGAAGAAAGCTATGACAGAGCTACACACACAAGAACAGTTTTAAAAGTAAAAAAAGTATATGATGTCAGTGCTGTAAGTATTCCAGCTAATGACAACACAATAATAGCTGCAAGAAATTATTTTAATGCCAAGGCAGAAAAAGAACAGCAGTTAATTAAAAGAACTAAAGCGTTAAAAATATTGACAAGCATAGTATAGGAGAAACTAATGAGATTAAAGGAAATTGAAAAAAGATTAGCAGAGATTAAGACAGATCTTGAAGCAAGAACAGCTGAATTAACAGCGGAAGAATTAGAAGCATATGAAACAGAAGTAAAGACATTACAGGAAGAACGTACACAGTTATTGGAGCAGCAGGAAAAAAGAAGCAAGCTTCTTTCTTCACTTGCTGGTAATACAGCTGATAATGTGTCGGGTAATAATCCGCAAAATATGCCTAGTGTTTTACAGACATTCGGGGAGAAAAGAAAGGCTGAGAACCCAACAGATACCAAAGAGTATCGCACTGCATTTATGCATTATATGTGCCGTGGTACTGCTATGCCGCTTGAATTAAGAAGCGGAGAAAATACAACAGTAGCGGACACAGGTGCTGTAATTCCTAACACAATTATGCAGGAAATAATTACAAAGATGGAAAGCTACGGCAATCTTTACGCAGGTTTCAGAAAGCTTAATATTCAGGGTGGTGTTGCTATACCTATCGCAGATATTAAGCCGACAGCGACTTGGGTAGGTGAAGAAAGCGGCAATGATCAGAAGCTTAGTGCTAAGAATTCCATTACATTTAATTATTATGGTCTGGAGGTAAAGATAAGCCAGAGCATACTTGTAAATGTTGTTACATTGGAGATGTTCCAGAAGCTTTTTATCCCGCTTGCAACAGAAGCTATTGTTAAGGCTATAGAAGTGGCAGCAGTCAAGGGAGAAGGTTCAACACATAACCAGCCGCTTGGAATAACTAAAGACCCAAGGGTTACTAATGTTGTAACACTTACAGAAAAAGAAATATCAAGCTGGAGTGGCTGGCATAAGAATGTTAAGAGCAAGATTAAGAAGTCGTATAGAGATGGGATATTTATTCTTAATCAATCTACATTTGACAGTTATATTGACGGTATGGTTGACAGCAACGGACAGCCAATTGGACGCGTAAATTATGGTGTGAATGGTGAGGAAAAATACCGCTTTATGGGCAGAACTGTAGAGACAGTAGAAGATGATGTAATTGCAAGCTTTGCAGATGCCAATAACGATGATGTAATTGGTATTTATATGAAGCTTAGCGATTATGTAGTTAATTCTAATATGAGTATGACAGTAACAAAATGGACAGACCACGATAATAATAAGATTAAGAACAAAGTTATGATGATTGTAGATGGAAAGCTTGCAGATGCGGCAGGTGTAATCATAATCAAGAAGAAGGTTGGAGAGGTTTAATTTAATATGGCTGTATAGGTGTATAAAGCTTATACAGCCATTGTATTAGAAGGAGGCATAAATGGCAGCTTATGAAAGAAAAGAGCTAGAAGCTTATACCGTTAAAGAACTTAGGGAAATGCTTAAAGCTAATGGACTAGATGAAAAAGGTGATATAACAGCTAAAAAGAATGAGCTTATTGAGAGACTCTTGAATAATACTCCAGATAAAGATGTTTCTGACAATCCCGATGTGTCCGAATCGGACACAATGCCAGAGTGTGTTGTAACACCAAAAGATATAGTTACTGTAAAGGTAATAGACACCTACAAAGATACTAAAAGAAATTGTACTCAGCATATAGGGGATATATTTGATACTAATGAGGAGCGTGCCCATCAGCTTGTTGCTGCTGGTGTTGCTATGATCGTATGACAGATATAGTTAATGTGATCAAGGGAGCAATGAGAATGAGCGTCGCCTCTGAAATTATCGACAATGACATATATAACTGTGTGCAGGCCTGCAAGACTGATTTAGCTCTTGCAGGAGTGAAAAAGATAGATGAAAACGACCCGCTTATTATTATGACTCTAACAGCATATGTTAAGGCGGAATTTAATTATAACAATATCGGTGAGCGGTATAAGCTTAGCTATGACACATTAAAGACACGTCTTGCACTTGCAGGAAAATACAATAATGAGGTTGCAGATGATAGCAGAGATAACATTAATATGCAGAATTAACGCCACAGAAGAAAAAAGGACAAAGGTGCTTGCAGAAATTGAGAGCATAACGCAGAAGGAGTATTCGGCAGCAGGTGAAAAAGGTGTTAAGCCAGCACACAAAATTGTTATGTGGCGGTATGAATATAACAATGAAACTGAGATGGAGCTTGATGGTCAGCGGTTGACAATATACAGGACATATAATAAGACAACAGAAGATAGAATTGAATTATATGCAGAGAAAAGATTGGGCAAAAGATGAATGAAGTAATACAGATTGAGGATACAGCCAGTACAATAGCACAGGCACTTACAGAGTATGATCAGGAAGTCGCAGATAAAACTAAAAAGGTTGTTGATAAGGTATCCAAAGAAACGGTTGAAAGATTACAGCAGATAAGTCCTAAGCGTACTGGAGTATATGCTGAAAGCTGGAAACGTAAAAAGGCTTACGAAGATACAAGAACCAAAAGAAATACTGTATATAATCCCAAGAAGTATCAATTGACACATCTTCTTGAGTATGGACATAGTTCAAAGTATGGTGAGGTTAAGGGAATACCACATATTTTGATAGCTAACAAAGAAGCAGCAGAAAAACTAGAACAGGGAATTAAAAAGACACTTGAATGAAAACAGATACTATTATACAGAGAATTAGAAATACAGGGCTTCCATATACTGAAATAGAATTCCAGGGAACAATAGAAACTCCGTTTCCTCAACTTCCATACATTGTATATATTAAACCTCTTATAGAAGAGGATAAAAGTGATGATGGAGCTGTATATATAAGACGTGTAAAAATGGCTATAGAATTATATACAGATAGAACACCAGAAGAAGTGCTTGAAAAGAAAATAGAAGAGGAAGTTCTAAAGGATATTGAATATAAAAAATATCAGACAAAAATAGAAAATGAGGATATTACACAGACAGCATACGAATTTAGCATTATTGAGAAAGGAAAAATAAATGGATAGCGAAAGAATTATTTTAGGAAGTGGTAAATTGTATTGTTTGCAGTTTACAGGAGAAATACCGGAAGACACAGTTATTGAAACAGAGGAGAACCAGTTAGCACACATTAAGGGCGGTGCAACGCTAGAATATAAATCTGAGATTTATACAGTAGAAGATGACTTAGCACTAGTTAAAAAGTCGGCACTTACAAGCGAGGAAGCAACTTTAAAGGCTGGTCTGCTTACCTGGTGCGGCAAGACGTTAAAGAAGCTGTGCTCGACAGCAAGAATAACAGAAACAAAGACAAAGCGTACTGTAAAAATCGGAGGAATAAAGAACCAGACAAAGGAAAAATATCTTCTTAGATTTCTGCACGAAGATAAAGAAGATGGCAATGTCCGAGTTACAATTGTTGGTAAGAATGAGGGAGGCTTTAGCTTCAGCTTCGCTAAGGATACCGAGAGTACATTAGAGCCAGAATTTAAGGCACATCCAATGGACAAAGAAGGAACACTGATAATATTTGAAGAAGACATTATAGAAGAGGTATAAAATGGCAAATAAATATTTTGATTTTGGTAAGGTTAAGAGAAGCTTCTACACAACAAAGCTTCGAGATGGAACAACGCTTGTAGTTGAAATGCCGAAGAAAAAGACATTTGAAAAAATGCAGGAAGTATCAGAAACAGATAAAGATGATAGTAATATAGATGCTTATAATAAGCTCTTAGAGCTTATGGCAGAAATCTTGAGCAATAACCGAAATAAGAAAAAGATAACAGCTGAGTATCTTGAAGAGGAAGGCTATACAATAGAGGATATTGTAACATACATAGATAATTATACAGAGTTTGTTAATACAATTACCAGGAACCCAAACTAAAAATACCGCACTGTCCGGTTAGCAGTAGTGGCGGTGCGGTATATTACGAAATACAGACAATGTCAGAAAAGCTTGTTATTGATTATCTTAATATATCTATATTTGATATTCAGGATATGCCTATAGATTTATATTTGTTTTTTATGCGGGAAGCATTCTTGACAAAGATGATGGAAACGAAAGAAGGACGTGATTATCTTGCTGATTGCTGGAGGTTTGAACAGACTAAGCCAGACAGGCAGAAGATACGCGAAAAGATAAAGGATACTAAATAAGTTGGAAAACATTAAAGGTATTACCATAGAAATAGGGGGAAATACCACTAAGCTTTCACAGGCGTTATCTTCTGTTAATAAGCAGAGCAGTGCACTACAAAAAGAGCTTAGGGAAGTGGACAAGCTATTAAAACTTGACCCAACTAACACAGAATTATTAACACAGAAACAGAACTTGCTTAAAAATGCGATTTCCAGTACAAAGGATAAATTAAATACACTTAAGGAAGCTGAAAAGCAGGTACAGGAACAGTTTAAGCGTGGTGAGGTATCAGAACAGCAGTACAGAAGCTTACAGAGGGAGATAATATCAACAGAGCAGAGCTTAAAAAGCTTATATAAAGCAACAAGCGAAAGCTCCGCAGCCCTTGAAAAAATAGGCGCTGGAGCTGATAAGCTTTCTGAAAAGGCTGGAAATCTTTCAAGTAAGTTAAAGCCAGTAAGTGCAGCGGCTCTGGCAGCAGGAACAGCAAGTATTGTGGGCGCATCTAACTTTGAAGATGCAATAGCTAAAGTATCTACTATAGCTGACAGCAGTATTGTAAGCGTAAATGATATGAGTGCAGCAATACTACAGCTGTCGAATGATACCGGACAATCGGCTACAGATATAGCAGAGTCTGTCTATAATGCCATATCGGGCGGTGTCAATACCGCTGATGCTGTTACATTTGTGGCGAATGCCAGCAAACTTGCGAAAGCTGGATTTACAGACACGGCAAATGCAACGGATATCTTAACGACAGCTCTTAATGCTTATGGGTTAGAGGCGGATAAAGTTACAAGTATAAGCGATATGCTTATAACAACGCAGAATTTAGGTAAGACGACTGTTAATGAATTATCTAGTGCGATGGGTAAAGTTATACCTACAGCGAAAGCTAACAATGTTCAGCTTGATCAGGTGTGTACTGCATACGCTGATATGACCGCCAAAGGTATAGCAACGGCAGAGAGTACGACATATCTTAACTCTATGTTAAATGAGTTAGGCAAAGGCGGAACTACTGTAGATACTATATTAAGGGAAAAGACAGGAAAGTCATTTAGTGAGCTGAACGCTGATGGCGCAATATTAACAGACAGTTTGCAGATACTTAAGGACAGTGCAGCGGAGACAGGTAAATCTTTTGGCGATTTATGGAGCAGTTCGGAAGCTGGAAAGGCTGCAACTGTACTTTTGGGAGACAGTACAGAAGAATTTAATGATATTCTTGTAAAAATGCAGGACAGCACAGGCACGACAAGTGAAGCCTTTGACAAGCTTGATACAGATAGCAACAAAGCAAAGATTGCACTTAATCAGGCTAAAAATGCCGCTACTGACTTAGGTACGCAGGGGTTAGAACTTTTAAGACCGCTTTTAGAGAAAACAACAGAAAAGGTTAAAGAGTGTACAGAGCATATAGCTGGAATGTCAGACGAACAGAAACAAGCGATTGATAAGGCTATAGCTGTAGCAGCGGTAATTGCACCGCTGCTTCTGGTAATAAGCAAGGTATCTTCTACGGTAAGTACAGTAACGCAGGCCTGTAAAGATTTAAGACTAGTAATATTGCTTGTTAATGAAGCGTTGGCGGCTAACCCGATTATACTTGTTATTGCGGCAATTACGGCATTAATAGCAATTATTGTAACAATGTACAATAAATGTGAGTGGTTCAGAAATGGCGTAAATGATATTTTTAGCAATATACAGGAATTTACCTCAGGAGTAGTAGATGCGATCCGGACGTTTATAGAAAATATCTGGACGAAGATACAGGAAATATGGGGATATATATCGCCGTATATTTTGGCTGCGAAAGATTATATCTCCGGCATTTTAAACGACATAGTAGAAACCTTTAAAAATGCCTGGGAGATTATTAAGGCAGTATGGAATTTAGTTGCTCCGTTTTTTGCTGCCATATGGGAAAATATAAAGCTTGTTTTCTCAGTTGTGGGAGATGTGCTTGGAAGTTACTTTAAGCTTGCCTGGGAAATTATAAAAAGTGTCTGGAGTGTTGCCGGTGCTTACTTTGCGATGATCTGGAATACAATTAAAAACATATTCGCAGTTGTTAAAGATGTGCTTTCCGGAGATTTTAGCGGAGCTTGGGAAGCAATTAAGAATATTTTTTCCGGCTTTGCAAACTATTTTCAAGCTATCTGGAACGCTGTAAGGAATATATTTGACTCTGTTGGAGAATTCTTTAGTGATGTATTCGGTGCAGGCTGGCAGGCGGTGAAGAATGCTTTTGATAATTTTGTTGATTTCTTTTCCGAGTTATGGAACAGGATAAAAGACACATTTTCAGATCTTGGTGAGTGCATAGGTGGTGCTATTGGAGATGCGGTTGAAACGGCAATAAATGGAGTAATTTCAACAATAGAAAATACAATTAATGGTGCAATAGGTCTGATTAATAAAGCTCTTAACCTTATAAATAAAATTCCCGGTGTTGATATTCCTGAAATTAATGAATTAGATCTACCGCGCCTGGCACACGGTGGCGTTATTGCCGAAGGTGGTGCAATGGTTGCAGAAGCAGGCCCGGAATTAATAAAGATGGTTAATGGTAAGGCTGTTGTAACACCGCTTACACCAAGCGCAAAAAATACTGCGATGGATTCAGTAGATAAAAATAATAATACGATTAACAATATTAATCTTAATATTGAGCATTTCGAGAACAATAGAGAGACGGATATCAGGGAACTTACAGAAGAGATGTTGCAGACTGCGGAAGATATAAAAGAAAGGGATAACAGAGTTTATGCGTGATTATCTTAATAGTTTTACTTACAAAGGCGTTAATTCGCTGGATATGGGACTTGTAATTTTGGAAAAAAGCAGCGCATACAATACAGCAGTACCAGTTATAGATACTATAAGTGTACCAGCGAGAGGTACACTTATAGTGGATAACAGAACTGACGAGCTTGACAATGTGCAATTCGAAGATTATCAGGAAAAATATATCTGCTGTATGAATATGGAACATTTAGGAATAAGCCTTGAAGAACATGCACGCCGTTTGTTTGGGTGGCTTTATAAGGGGGATATAGCATTTAATAAGCTGTATGATACATATGATGAAGATTATTATACATATGCTTATATAAGCAATAATGCAGGCATAACAGACCTTGCAAAGAGAATGTTAAGTAAGATAGAGATAGAATTCACCTGCAAAGCGTATAAAAGGAATATAAAAGGCGATAAGATTATTTCATTGGTTAAAGCGGCTACTCTTTATAATCCAGAAGAATATACATCATTGCCATATATAAAAATATATGGCAATGGGAATATAACTCTTAGTATTAATAACAGGTCACACGCATTTAAAGATGTAGATGGATACATAGAGATAGATAGCGAGCTGATGAACGCATATAAAGATAAACAATTACAAAATAATAAAATGCTTACCACACTGTTTCCTAAGCTGGCAGCAGGAGCTAATAATATAAGCTGGGTGGGCGGTGTAACGAAAGTAGAGATTATACCAAGGTGGCAAAAGTTATGATACCTATACTGTACGATAAAAGAGAAACAGAGTTTTTGACCAATGGAATAGGCTTTCTGACTGACACAGTAAGCTGTCTTGTTACGGAGGAACGTAACGGTGCATATGAGCTTACGCTTGTATATCCGCAAAATGGACATCTTTCAGAATACATAGAGGAAGATAGTATTATTAAGGTTAAAGCTAATGATACAGATACATTACAGCTCTTTAGAATATATAAAACAGGTAAGCAGATAGGCAGTAATACAACGTATTATGCAGAACATATAAGCTATGAATTAACTGCTAATCCAGTAGAATGCTTTAGCGTAAGCGGTGTTAATGCACAACAGGCACTTACAGAGCTTTTAAGGCAGGCAGTATTTACACATAAATATACAGGATACAGCGACATAACAACAGTTAATAAGACGAGCATAAATGAAGTTATAAGCGTAAGAAAAGCACTTGGCGGTATAAGTGGAAGTCTGCTGGACGTCTGGGGTGGTGAATACCACTTTGATAATTATAAAGTAGAGCTGCTTAAGCATCGTGGCAGAAATAATGGTGTTACGATTGCTTATGGTAAGAACCTTATAGAAGCAAAACAGGAAAAGAATATTGCTGATGTAGTAACAGCAATATTTCCATATGCGTATTATAAGCCGGATGGCACAGATGAGGATGTATATGTGTCTCTTAAAGAAAAGCTGCTTATACACCCGGACAGTGATGTATACGCCTATACAAGATGTGAGCCGATAGATTTTAGTGGAGAATTTGAGGATGGTGTAATAATAACAACGGATATGCTTAGGGAAAAAGCACAAAAGTATATAGATAATATGTCTGTAGCACCAGATATTAATATAACATTGTCTTATGCACAGCTTAAAAAGACAAAGGATTATAAAAATATTGAAGTGATGGAGAATATATCTTTGTGTGACACAATTAATGTACAGATAGACAAGCTGGGCATTAATGCAACTGCAAAAGTAGTCAAAACAACTTATAACAGCCTTAAAGAGCGCTTTGAAAGTGCTGAGGTAGGAAGTGTACGCACTAATCTTGTAAAACAGCTTAATGCAAAGCAGAAAGAAACACAGGATAATATACAGAATAGTAATAACAGGTCAGAAGCTATAAAAGAAAAGCTTGAGAAAACAATAAAAGATGTAACAGCAGCAATTACAGGCAATAGTGGCGGTTATGTAGTCCTTTACCCGGAGAAGAACCCGCAGGAAATATTAATATTAGATACCCCGGATATTAATACAGCTAAAAATGTCTGGCGTTGGAATTTAGCAGGACTGGGGCACAGCTCGAATGGCGTAAATGGAACATTTACAACAGCTATAACAGCAGACGGACAGATTGTAGCAGACTTTATAACAGCCGGAAAGCTTACAGGGGAAATCTTAGCCGCTGGCACTGTGTACGCAGAAGCGTTAGATGTGAAGTACAGAGAGTCAGTTAAAAAATACACAGATGATGCCAAGGAATATGCTATAAAGACATCTTCTACAGAAATAAAAAATACAGCGGAAGAGCTGAAGCTGATGGCAAAAGGCATACAAGAGGATAATATGCACAATTATGTGGATAATCCTTGCTTTAGTGGGAATTTTGGGGATAACGATTGGTATACTAATACAAGTAATAATGCGATTGTTGATACTTCTCTTGGAAGATGTGCAAAGATAGTAAGAGGCACAGACCCATCATATATATACATAAATGTTGGCAAGCTGGAGACTGGAACTTATAGAATAAGTCTTAAGGCTGCAACAATAAAGGGACAGGAGCCATTAACAAATGTGAGGACGAGCTTCAGATCCTCTAGTTATACTAATAGCAGAGGTGAGCTTAAATCTGATGAATGGACTGTTATAGATAGAGATATCGAAATAACGGAAGCAAGCTCTAATATTTTGTATATATATGCTGGAAGTATGAACAGTACGCTTTTAGTTACAGATGTAAAGGTACTGGGGCTATTTAGAACATATGCAGAAACGCAAATTAAACTGCGTGATGAAGCAATAGAGCTTGAAGCACAGAGGGCACAGACAGCAGAAGAAGCGCTCAGATCTTCTATTAAAGTGAATGCAAATAATATACAAAGCTGTGTGACAAAAGGAAATGTAAGCAGTTATATAACACAGTATTACAACAATGTGTTGATAGCATTTAACAATAGTTCTAAATATGTACAGATTAAAGCTGGAGAGATAGACATATATAATGGAACAGTAGACAGTTCTGGTTTGATGAGCAGATTTGACCAGAATGGTAACAACTTTTGGCGCGATGGCTATTTCGTTGGAAAGATAGGAACTAATCGCTGGAAAGACGACAACAGCCATAAAGGGCTTGTATTTGATTTGGAAATGCAGGGGAAATATATGTGTTGGTCGCGAAAGAAAAAGACCGATGATGATTATAGTGCAGTTTTATGTTATTCGAGGAGTGATAGCATCTATACAGAAGAGGGCTTGCATTTTGGTACTGATCTATACGCGCATAATTATAAAATGCAAAATGTAAATCTCGTTAATACCCAGACAAACGGATATAGAACAGTAACCAAAAAAATACCAATAATAACAAGCATCAAGAAAAATGATGATGGGACGATTACTTGGACATATAGCAGCTTTAACGTAAGAAATGGCTTAGTAACGGCAGCACCTCCAAATTCAGAAGATATATAAGGAGAATATAAAATGAAGGATATAAAAGACGAAGAAATATTAATAACAACGGAAGCAGAAGAACCAAAACAGGAAGAAGTACCACCGGAAGGAAAGGAGACTATTAAGATTAATGGATAGGCAGAATGAGTTGGAAAAAAATACAGAAGAAATAGAAGAAAAAAAGCCACCTTTAAATGTGACAATAACAGCGGCAAGAGCGGATATGCAGATGGCTATTATAGATATAGAACAGAGGTATAAACTGCCAGCATATCTTACGGATTTGATTGTAAGTGCCTGCTTAAGCGACATCAGGGACTGCGTAACGAAAGAATTAATTAATTAAAGGTGATATAATGAGTATAACAAATACACAGAAAATTAAGGTTGCAATAGATGATAAGCCGCCTTTTGAATATGTGCTGGCTAAAGAGGGCGAGATAACAAGCCGTACAATAGAAATAAGCTTTATTGAAAATAATATGGATTATACAATCCCGGCAAACACAACAGCAAGAATAAAGGTATTTAAGCCGGACGGCAACAGAATTATTGATGACTGTCAGATAAAGAATAATAAGGTAATATGTACGCTTAGCGAGCAGATGTTAAGTGCAGCTGGTGTTGGAAAAGGTGAAATATTATTATATAACGGAGATGATGTTCTTATTAGTGCAACATTTTATATGAAAATAGTAGAAAGTGTATATAAAAACCATACACTTATAAGCGATAATGATTATTTTAGTCTTAATAAGATAATGATAGAGACTATACAGGTAAGAGAAAGCTTAGAGGGTGCGGCAAAGATAGCGGAGACACAGGGAGACAGAGCCAGAGAAGCAGCGGATAAAGCAAATAAAGCGGCAACAACAGCGGATACAGCTACAGCAGCAGCAAATAAGGCAACTGAGGCAGCACAAAAAGTTGTTAATAATGTAAGTATGATAACAGCACAGGCAACAAATGCGGCAACAAATGCGGCATCTAGTGCGAGTGCGGCGGCAAGCAGTGCAAAGGCAGCGGCGGCATCAGAAAGCAATGCCAATACATATAAGACCAATGCAGCATCTAGTGCGAGTGCGGCGGCAAGCAGTGCAAAGGCAGCGGCGGCATCAGAAAGCAATGCCAATACATATAAGACCAATGCGGCATCTAGTGCGAGTGCGGCGGCGAACAGTGCAAAGGCAGCGGCAACCTCAGAGACAAACGCAAACAGCTACAAGACCAATGCGGCATCTAGTGCGAGTGCGGCGGCGAACAGTGCAAAGGCAGCGG